ATACATTTTAAAAAAATATTAATTATGTGTTGACCAATAAAACCTTCACCACCTGTAATTTATTCTCGCTTATTCATTATTAACCTTTCTTATATCCTGCAAAAGTGATCTGTCTATCATCGTATGTATAGTCAATCCCAAACTTCTCTTTCATATACTTCGGGAAAAACTCTCTCATTAAATATTCCATATCTCTGAAAGCATCTGACTTATCGTACCAACTTTCTGTACGCATATGTTTTACTGTTGTATCATGGACAACATGTGCTGTACATTGTAGCAGATAACACATTACTTTGTCAATGCCCCATTCAGAAACTTTATACTCATAATTATTCAGAAATTCCAAAAACTTTCTGAATATATCATTTCTAAAGAACGGCACACCGGTTTCAATGAAGTTGGTTTCAGTAAAGACAAATTCTGGATTATGCTTTAGGCAGTCATAGAAGTTATAAGAGATTGCTGCTTGCTGGAATAATCTGAAATCGAATTTTCTGGCCAAAGCTAATGCATGATTGACAGATTGGATGTCTGTTGCATAATCATCATCCCATGTGCCAATGTAGTCGTAGTCTTCCCACTTGATCATCTTACAAATTTCAGGAATCAATTTGAATTTGAGTCCCTTCTTACGAATGATCATATCATATGTACCAGGTTCTGGTTCAAAGTCATCTTTGTAGACAACCACACAAACATCATATGTGGCTTCAGGCTTACGGAAACGCCAATGACTTTCTTTATCATACTCATCTGAGAAATAGATATTGGTAGCTGTAGGAGTTATGATTAGAGCTTTACGCTTCATGGGTTGATCACACCTTTATAAACATTATTTTTAAACCAAAGTCTAAATCTGTCCATGTCCATATACTTGTTATATGGTTCTTTCAAGTTATTGAAGAGAGGTTGTAAGTACATCTCTTCATATAATTCTGGTGTCTGATCTACTTTAAGGATAGCATCAAAGAATGCATCATCATTTTGATAGTCATGCCAGTTTAGAAAAGCTTTGGGATTGAAGTCACACTCAATTGTTGTGCTTCCCCAATATATAGGCACTGTGCCGCCCATATATGCTTCGTAAAGCTTTTCTGTAGCATAACCGGCATAGCTAGAGTTTTCGAAGCATAGATTGAATTTATAGTCATTCAAAAACTTCATCTTGGCTGATACAGACTCTTCACCTCTAGGTAAAACATATCCAATGTTATTGAATAGAGGGCCGCCGCTACCAACCTTCTTGTAGTCATTTAATCTTAGAAAGAAATAGTTTCTCTTATCACATGCACCATTCTTAACAACAAAAGAACAAAAGTTATCATTGAATTTCTTATAAAGGTCTTCAGCATGACGTTCAATAGTCTTGGTGTTTGCAACGTTTCTAAATTGATTATCATAGTCATAGATGACATATAGAGGCAGACGATAATGACGCTCATCATCTATATGATCAAACGAAATGGCATAGTGATAAGCATAGTTGCTAGGCCTCTCATTCTCTCCTGTGTAGAAGATTTTTATACATCTCTTATCATTGAAAGAGTTATTATTGTCACCAAAATTTCTATCACCAAAGATAAGATAATCAGGCATAACATCGTCACGCACTATCTCATAGTCTTCAGAGAGAATATTCATAAAGAAGTTTGAAATTGCTCCAAACGTATCTGTGAATCCAAGTTTAAGAATAGGCTTAACCATTATTAACCTGCTCCTCAATCCAGTTGTATGTCCAAATAATACCATCCTTGAGAGAATGCTTTGCTTTCCAACCTAGTTTTTCTTCAATCAATCTATTATGTGAGTTACGACCACGAACGCCGAGAGGCCCAGGTATATGTACTATCTCCAAATTCTTACCGCGGACTTGCATTGCAGTCTTAGCAAGATTGTTGATTGTTACCATCTCTTCTGAACCAATGTTTACAGGCCCCATGAAATCGGACCCCATCAACATTCTCACAGCATCAATGCAGTCATCAATGTACAAGAATGATCGTGTTTGTTCGCCATCATTCCATACTTCAATTGATTGCTTCGCCTCAATTACCTTACGACACATAGCCGCTGGTGCCTTTTCTTTTCCGCCATTCCATGTGCCAAGAGGACCATAGATGTTATGAAAGCGGGCAATCCGAACAGGAATTTTATAATTGCGATTATATGCGAGATACAAACGTTCACTGAATAGCTTCTCCCATCCATATTCTGAATCTGGGTTTGCAGGATATGCTGAAGATTCTTCACAGTTTGGATTATCTGGGTCTAACTGATTGTGTTCAGGATACATACATGCTGATGAAGAATAGAATATCTTTGTCTTGTTGACATCATAAGTTTTGTTCATGTCAGCAACAGCATTGAGTACATTCAGATTGATGGTTGCTGAGTTATGCATCACATCTGCATCATGATCACCTGAGAAGATATAACCTGCGCCGCCCATATCGGCTGCGAACTGGTAAATTTCATCAAACGGTAAATCAAACTGTCTAGCCCATGTTTGGTGTGGCCCACGACTAGAACCTGCCCAACCAATTAATTCTTGAGCATTGACCGGATCACGTAAGTCTCTTACAACAAAATGGTCTGCTTCAGACTTGCTATATTCTGGATGTTTAAGGTCTACACCTCGAACCCAATAACCTTCTTTCTTCAATCGGCTGACCATATGATTACCGATAAAACCGCCTGCACCTAATACGAGTGCTGTCTTCTTAGTCATTGTATTTCTCCATGATTCTATTCTTCCACGCGGGCGTGCGATCATACTGATGCACGATCACATACTTTGTATTATTATCTGACACAACATAACCTTCATCATTAATTTGAGGCTGAAAATCAAAATACTTTGTCATATATGAATCTAAGTTGCGAGGGTCTTGCAATACAGATTGACCTATATCACCAAAGCCAGACTTTACGGCTTCAAGTGTAGTGCCAAGTTGAATTGCCCATGCATCACTGTTATATGTTTGCTTCATGATTTTCTTGAATGGTTTCTGTTGCAACAAAACATTATAAACAGCTTGATCAACAATAGGAATTGGTCTATTGATCGACATTTGGAAAATCATAAAGAACATGTCTCTTACATACAAAGATTCACCTGCAATCACACCAACATTATTGATTATAGCACTCTTGTATAAGTTATGGAAGTAAGGCCCGAAAGCTTGTAACAGATTAGTATTTCCCCAAGGTTCATCTTCATAGCGAAGACCTTCAGATGAAGATATCATCATATAGCGTTCAAGCGTGAGATTTTCTTCAATCCATGCAGAAGGATTTGTCTGAAATACCACATCGCGTGTATCAGTGGCAATCACATAATCATAATTATCACCGTTTTGATTCAACCAATTCCACATATAGAAGAAACGCTCAACATGAGGCGCACCATTGCTATTCGCTTTTATGCTGCCGTCTTCTTGCATCTTGCCATATAATTCAAGAATAACACCTTCAGACTGCAACTTATCAATAGTTGCTTTAGTCATATTTGTTGCACATAGAACAATATCACCAGTAAAGCCTGAACGCTTGATTGAGTTGACCCAATACTTCAACTGGTCCCAAGTGTAATTAGATGCGCCGCCAATAATCAAATCTTTCTTCATAATTAACCTTTCACGTAAAAATCATCACATCTGGAAATTTCATGGAACTTTCTTTTGTATCCATTCTGAACTAAGAGTGCATGTATCTTTTCTCTGTCTTGAACAATGTAGTTATGCTCAACTGTCATTGTCTTGATAGTATACTTCTTAGGATTGTCAAAGAAGGCTTTCAGAATAACATACTCGCCGCCTTCAGTATCAATAGAAAGATAGTCAACCTCTTCAGGTGCTTCATACTTATCTAGTAAATCGACCAAAGAGGTTGTCTTAACTAAAATGGTTTGGCCTTCGTTTCTAACCTCTTCATGTTCGTCTTTAGCTGCAAGTTCTTTGATAGATGAAAGATCAGGAACATTAGATGCGATAAACTCAATCTCTTTGCCTGTTTCAGAGTATACACACTCTTTTGAGATATGCTGATGCGATCTATTCTTCTCTAGTGCTTCATGCCAGTACGGATTTGGTTCAGCAAGAATGCCTTGCCATCCATATTTTTCTTGCAGTAGAAGAGTATTGCTGATCGATATACCATCAGTTGCACCAAATTCTACGAAATATCCATCTCGCTTATAGTTTGTTTCATATAGAACAAAAACATCCTGATAGTTCTGAGATTGACTATCATTTGCATTAGCTAGACAGTGGCCAATGAACTTAAGCTCTTCACTGATTCTGAGCATGATGTTTGGGCTTTTTCTAACCTCATATATTAAAGCTGATAAATCCATTATCTTTTAATCCATGGTAAGTTGTTGTTATAGTGTTCAAGCTGTCTCTTGTTTCCTTCAATAAAGAACTTTCCGTCAACAGAGCCAGGGTTACCATCTAAACGATAGCAAAGTGTATGCTTGTAATTTGTATCCCACTTGGCATTATCTTTAACGCAGTATAGATACCGGCGGTCACCACCCCAACCAGAATGCCAGAGATGACATGTTTGTTGCAGGAAGTTTCGCTCAAATGCAAATGATGATGTATCTACCAGAAAATGCTCGTCTTGACCATTACGTGGATCACGTTCACCAGTATAGTTGTTATGTGTGAAATAAATTGGCCACTTACCTAATGCTTCACAGTTATCATCACAAACATATGTCTTATCAGGTTGATAAATCTTACGCAATGAATATGCAAAGTGATTACCACGACCAAGCACTTCAACCAACGTTCTTACATGATCTGGATCATACCAGTTGTCTTCATCTAGAAAGAAAATGTAGTCGGCGTTAAGAAGATGAGGAATACCAGCATAGATGCGATGGCCATAGAAACCATCTTTGCCTGTATTAAAGGGTATTGTTGTTACTACTATATTATCAGAACTTTTGTCTTCATAATCAAGTGTTACTGGAATATGGTCCATAACATTTTTCCAATACTCAACTCCATCAATCACAATCAAATGTTTGATGTTAGAATATGTTTGCTCTTGAACAGAGCGAATAGCGTCAGCTAATTTGGGAGAACCGATTGTCGGAGTAACAACGATAACAGATTTTTCAATATTGAGTTTCATGATATACCTATTAGAATGAGAGGATGCTATTATATAGCACCCTCCGCATAGTGTCAAGTTTTAGTTTAGTTACCAGTTACTTCTTTGTGCATGAGACATACGATCCCATTCACGCTGAAGATGTTCCAGATGAACTTGATCTGTAGCCTGTGAAAGATAATTATAAAGACGGTCTTGTTCACTTCTTACTTTGAACCAAGATTTGATCATCTTTAACATTACTTGTCGCCATACTTTTCAGACAAGAACTGTTTGGTCGGTTCGCCATTATGTGCAGACTCGTTTGTTGCACCAATGTTGATCTTCTTTGGCTTCTTTTCTTCAGGAATGAAGCGTTCAAGCCAAATCTTGAGCATACCATTGATCAAGTCTGCATTCTTGACTTCAACAGTATCAGCAAGAGTAAACAGGCGAGTGAATGCTCGTTCAGCAATACCCTTATAGATATAGTCGGCGTCTTCAGATGAAACATTACCCTTGATGGTGAGTGTACCATCTTGCAGTTCAAGTTCAAGATCCTGCTTGCCAAAACCTGCAACGGCCAACTCAATCACATACTTGTTTTCATCAACCTTCTTGATGTTGTATGGAGGATAAGTTGGAATCTTAGGCATGGCATCACTCATCTCAGCTAGACGCTTGAGAATAGGTTCAAAGCCGATTGTTGTATTGAATTGCTTGGCAAAAGAAAATGGATCGTAGTTTAACTTGGGTGTGTGCATTTGTAACTCCTATGTTAGCAAGTTGATTATAATCTCTTCCCATTAGGCGAAGAGTTGGAGCGGGGGTAAGATTCGACACTTACATCACCTTGAGGGTATCAAGGCATTTTCATTAAACTACCCCGCAAATGTGAGATACGCAATACTGAATTCTCACATTGTTATATATAGTACTTCTAAGTTGAAATTTCAAGTACTATATAGAAAATTATTTAGATGATCTTCACGTTTATTCCGGTAGAACCCATACCGCCTTCACGTTCTGACTTCTGGCCTGGTCTCTCAAAAATTTCCCAGAGTGCATACTTCTGCATCTGAATCATTTCGCCTTGTGCAATACGATCACCGTTATTAATCATGTGGCCGTTGTCTGACAAGTTGTACATGAGAATGTAGAGTTCATCAACATAATCAGCATCAATGACACCTTCACTATTAGCCAGAGTTAGACCCTGCTTTAGTGAAATGCCTGAACGCGGATGAATTCTTACTGAGTAACCTTCTGGAATATCCAGAATTAGTCCTGTTGGAATTAAAACTCTTTCATGAGGTCCAACATAGATATTGCCGTTCTTCATACCGCGAGTGAACGCTGAATTGAAGTTGTTATATCCCTTGAATTCAATTTTACCATACGTTTGACATGCAATATCAAAACATGCGGCCTGCTTTGTCAGAAATGTTGGAAGCGACACTGAAGGATGTGTCTTGTAAACATTTAGTCTATCCATAATATACTCCGTTGTTATTAAGTTATTTCTTCCCAGTCAATACCAGCAAGAACTTTGTCACCATTAGCTTTTGATGCTACTGCTATTGTAAAGTTTGTTGGTGTTGATGTAAAACTATCTCTTTCCAGTTGAAACCTAAACGAACCATCTTCTAATGTTGCAGTCAAACTCTGCGATCCAGTTGAAATTAGATATGAAGATTGAAGTGCTGTTCCACCAGACATAGAAGTTGCATTAATGTTAAACTCAACACAAGAATCCGAACCAGTAGAAACCCATGTTCCGCCCGTGATAGTCGCACCAGTTATTATCTTATATCTATAATCACTGGCAGTTGTTCCAACTAATGCGATATGCTTTGGAATAACAACAGCATCTAATCTATCAGACTTTAATCTAATAGAACATACAGGATAATATGTATTGAGCGATGTGAGTGTATAGTTATTGCTTGTAGGCGTATCCATACCAGCAGTTCTCATACGACCACGAAGTTCATAACCACCCTCAGAAACAACTGTTTGACACAAAGATTTTAAGGTGCTGCCACTAGCTGTAGTTCCTGTATTTTCTATCTCATATCTTAATGGGAGACATGCTGTTTGCATATAAGCACCCGATGGCGCATCTGATAGATTTGAGTGATGGAATGAGTGACAATGGATAAAAGCACCATTAACAACAAACCCTAGACGAGCAGTTCCCGCACCAAGCCATTCAATATCAACAAACATAATTTGTGGATAATCTAGATTTAGTGTTAGTCCCGATGGGCCTGTACCGTCCATCTTATCAATATTCCAATCTGCTTTTTCAGCAGGTGTATTGACTACAGCCTCAGTAACTTTAGAGCGTTTAACAAAACGAATTCCACTTGCATCATATCTTTCAAGATAAAATCCATTATCAGTACCGAAATATCCAACACGCTGTCTTAGATTAGCTTTTGCGGGATTCATAATAAAAGTTGTTAGAATTTGTAAAGATTTACCAGGCTGATACGCAAAAACTCTAGTTGTTTCTTTATAGACATATGCACCAGAAGTGGTCGGAACTGTACAATCTATTGTAGATGTGGTAGCATTAAAAGTGTGTGTAGTACCAGCAGAATTTGCTGTTGAATATTTACCATTATCTTGATAGCGATTGAAACAATCAAATAGTGTAAATGGTGTTGACATTCTAGCACGACCAAATGCATCTGTAGCCATGCCGGATGGATTGGCTGGACCTACGATACCGCCATATTGATCCGCAAGCATAACAACTTCAAATATTGTTTTTCCATCACCTAGATATTGGTGTGTATCTTTACGGAACTGTGCCATTCTATTCTTCTTTGCGCTTCCTGCCTATGTTATATTTAGCTACAAGGTTCCACTCAGATTTCTCTTTATGAGAGATGATCTTGATTTGAGATAGAGGCGCCGTCAAATCTTTACTCTTATTAGGATTTACTAGATCACAAAGATTCCATTCATGTAACAGATTAGCGATTGTATTTCTACGTGCTTTATCATCATCATCAAAATCTGATTTTTTACCGTCTAATAAAAACAACTCTTTGAAATGAACGATATAATACTTACCTTGCTTATGTAAAATATGACAAGATTGATATAATGTCTTTTCTTTTTTTGAAGCTACGCCGATACGAGAAAGAGTTTCTTTTACTTTCAGAAAATCGTCCGGCTCATTTAGTACCACCTGTATTAAGTCTTCTAGGTTTAACATTCAGACCACCTTTATTCAAAATCTTTTTGATCTTTTCTAGTTGGTCATTAGACAGAACCGTTAACGCCTCTTTGGCCTTCTCATTCGAATAGTTAAAATATTCTTTAATGGCTTCAAGATCGTCGTTAGAACTCAACTTTTGCCACTTCTGAAAAGGCCGCTTATATGACCTGACCGTATTTAGCAAATAGTGATATTGCAATAATCCTTCAGCCGAGGGCATCATATTCATCTGGTTAGCCGCCATCACCATGTCTA